AGTACGATTCATTATATTGCTCTTTCGTTATAAAGTTTTTGAGCAGTAAGTTTTGTGTATTCAGTTAAAACTTCATTACTCAAACCTTTGTCTTTACCTTGCTTGTATGCTTTTTCTAAAAATCGTTTATGTTTAATGTTATGACGATTTAAAGTGAACTTTATTTTTTTTACAGATACTTTAGTCATTACTGATTCTCCGTTATTATTAAAGTTATACATAAGCAATTTATACCCCATTCTACCCAGAATAGAAACAAAATAATAGGTAATTTTCAGGTTAAAAAACGTTGATTTTACTAGCTTTTTGGATAGTCTGCAGGTACAGGCGTGGTTGTAACTGCCGTTATATGCTAAAAAACGTTTATTTTATTAGCTTTTTTATTTCGGCGCAGCGTAATCTTCCTGGTAAAACTGCATCTATCGGCTTTTTAATTTTAAAAAACATTGATTTACTTATGTTTTCTTTAAGAATGCCGATGGATGTGCTCCGCCACCGCCACCAGCTCCACCGCCGCCGCCACAGGTTCTTTTTTTTTATCTTGCCAAACATCTACTATCATTACTATATATTCTACCTTGAATAGAATGAAAAAGCTAATATAGATATATATAAAAAGGGTATAGGGTAAGTATCGGAGTAAGGTTGAAATCGTTGTCTATGAGCTTCTATGGAGCTTTAAAACCTACGATTTTATATGAATGAAAGACTTTTTTTGTTTTAGCTCGATTTGTAACTTCTTAATTTCTTCGTTAGAATGGTCTAAATCTTCAGTAGTATTTTCAAGTTTTTGTGTAGTTCTTTTTAGTGCACTATCTTTCTCTTTCAATTTAGATTGCATTTCATCAACCTCGTCTTTTAAAATACGAATTTGATCTTTGTACTCATTAATGATTTCTCGATAA